GGATTAAGATTAAGTTCTTTCTGGTACCATTGTAATTGTTTTTCCATCTCTAAATACCTTGCATCTTCTTCTTCTATGTGCTTGGCAACAAGGTCTGCAATCTCTTCGTTAGCGAAATCCATTCCTCGCTCAAGCTCTCCAATCCTATTCTCAATCTGTAGGTATCCATAGACAACTCCAGCGACAGCCACAAGCACTTGAATAAGCCACTTGATGTTAAGACTAATAATAGTATTGTCACCCACGACAGATGCTCTATAACTTCGAGCAGTCTTTGGCTTAGCATCAGACATCCCACCCCGCTACTGTCCAACCGCTATCACACCCAATAAAGGATGTTACAAGGAATAATATAAATGTCAATGATAAACACCATACAATTAATAAAATAATCTCATTCTTTTTCAAAGCACCATCCACCATGCCATAGCTGTCTCTACGAACAGATCTGACGCAGTATTAACAGCCCATTTCTTCTTAGATCCATATGGTCGCCAATTCTCTACGACCCACTCGAATATCTCCCATAATACTCCAATGATGAATACTCCCATTACGCACCATAGATCGGACCAGTGCAGCCATTGAAATATCTTACAGAGGAATGCACCAGCGGCTATGTGATAACTGGTCCAACCATCCAATGCACCTGAGCTACTCTGCCACGCTACGAAAGTTGCTAATGGATTTTTCATATCATACCTTTAAATGTTTTGATACTTCTACGTAATCATTCTGTCTATTATACATAGAAACTATCCTTGATAGTAACTCTGCCTTAGTTTCACTTGAGCTATATGATACTCCACGTTTATCGTAGAAATCCTTTATTTCGACTTTAGTATTTGCATCTGTAGGATAATCTGCTTGACTCGTAGCGACACCATTCAATAAATGATGTTTACCGATAAGAACCCTGCCATGACCATCACCATGTTTCTTAGCACATTCAGATACATAATATTCTTCTACCGTCTTAAAGCTATCTGAACGCTTGACTACAGTACCATCTACCTCTACAAAGTAATCATATCTTGATGAAGGGTAGGTCAGAGTCTCGACAGTCCCATCTGCATATGTCTTTTGACGAACAGCATTAGGAGTAGTATTACGATGTAACCTTACTCGATGACCCTGACTACACCTCCGTACTATCATGCTTCGGCTTCTGCCTCCGCAGGTTCTTCTTCTTCAGCAAAAGCTTCACGAAGTTTACTTACGAATGATTCGTGTCCACCAGCTAACTGGTCGAGATTGAATCTCATCGTAGCCATCTTGTTCTCAAGGTCGGCTGCGTGGTTTGCAAGTATTTTTTGTTCCTCTGTCATGTCATCGATGATATAGTCTTTTCCATCGAAGTGCAAGACAGGCTGAGTTTCTTTTTGTCTTTTCTTAGCCATGTTTGACTCCTGTTTGTTGTTATTAAATCTTAAAAGTACTCTACCATTATATCTAATACTGGTGCTGTACTTGGTGCACTATCTGTATTAGTCCCAGCGTGGACTACATAAATTCCCCATCCTACTCCTGAGTTTGCATCGGCTATCCACCCTACAGAATTATCTACAGTTACATCAATATCCGCAATCCATACCATATTAGCAGTTGCACCACTTCCAGCATCTATATCACTTGCCGCAGTTTGAGCTGCTTGACTTCTTGTCCTAACACCAGCATTTTGATATGCACCTAATAATTCAACTTTATCAGCATTTAATGAATCCCCAGCATCAGTATCTAATGTCGCTGATTTAGCAATATAAAATGTTTGAGTACCAAGATTAGATAATGTTATTACTCTAACTGCTATTTTACTTATATAACTATAAGAGGGTATGTTAAACAAAGCGTGTTCAACAGCAGACTTATGGTCTCCGGGAGTACCTTCTTCAACATCGTCTAATGTTATTCTTGCAGTTTTGTATTTTATAATTCCATAGTGACCTATTCTTGTTTGATAACTATCTGAGTTGGCATCTGCATCAGCTTCAAATCCAAGAAGGGTATTGCCATCTCCCGTTGTTGTAATATTGCCTGATTTATACCCCAAAGCGACATTTCCAGTGCCATCTGTTAGTGATGCAAGTGATTCGTTTCCGACAGCTACTGTATTACTGGCATCATTACTATTAATACTCTCCCCTGCTTTTCTACCAATAATGACACATTGTGCCGCCCCAGTAATTGCCGCACCAGCTTCAGTACCGATGCAAACATTTCCAGAGCCAGTTGTAATTGAATCGCCGGAAGAATGCCCAAGAGCAGTGTTATAATCCCCAGTGGTCAAAGCCGCTAAAGATTTATAACCAACAGCAGTATTATTATTTGAGTCATTCATAGCTCCAGCCATAGAACCAGTTCCTATCGCAATATTATTTTTTGATGGGGCAGTTACCCATTGACCACCCATAGCACCTAATACAGGTCCAGTTGGATGTGAACTACCGATAGCTATATTACTATCATTTTGAAAAG